AGAAAAAACAAGAGAAAAGGTTTATGACGTTTTTAGAAAAATATATGACATCTGGGGATTTAGCGATGATATAACAGCATGGCAATTCTTTAGACAATTCATGGTGGACGGATTCCTTGCATTTGAAATAATCTGGGACAATAGGGGGAAAGAGATAATTGGATTTAAAGAATTGGACGCTACTTCTTTAATACCTAGCGTAGAAAAACAACCAGACGGAAGACATGTCAACGTTTGGATACAATTTCCGAATGACCCTAAAAAGACAAGAATGCTATATGACTCCCAGATCATATACATGTCTTATGCTAAGGGAAATTCAGTTTCCAGATTAAGTTATGTTGAGAGATTAATTAGACCTTATAATACCCTAAGAATTATAGAATACACTAGGGTAATTTGGTCAGTGATGAATGCTTCATTCAAGCTTAAAATGACCGTTCCTGTTGGATCAAGATCACCTCAGAAAGCTATGCAGACCTTGGGTGAACTTATGAGTATCTATAAGGAGGATATTAGCTTGAGCGATGATACTGGTGAATTGCTAGTTGACGGAGCACCTAAGATACAATTCTATAAGAATTATCTGATACCACAGGGCCAAAACGGTCAACCTACAATTGAGCCCTTGACAATGGAGGGACCGAACTTAAATGATCCTGCCCCTCTTGCATATTTCTACGATAGATTCATAGAGGAATCTAAAATACCTGCTACAAGATTTAAGGGGTTAGATGGATCTTCTAGTGCAACATATTCCAACACTGCGGATGGCCTGGACAAGGAAGAGGTAAGATTTAGTAAGTTCATAAGTAGATTGAGAACCAATTTTCAGGATATCATTATAAAGCCACTTTGGTTACAAATATGTAAAGACAATCCGGAATTAGAAAAAGATCTAGTTTTTAAGAGCCAGCTTGGACTTAAGTACATCAGTGAGAACCCTTTTAGGGTAAACCAGGAGATGGAATTGATCACCAAGAGAAAAGAAAGCGTAGATTCGCTAGCTCTTATAATGGAAGACGACGATAAACCTTATTTTTCGCAGACTTACTTAATTGAGAATTTTCTCGGACTTACACCTGCAGACATTAAAGCTAACAAGATAGCAAAAGAAAAGAATGCCAAGAAGAAAGAGAAGGAAGGCGGGGAGGAAGAAGCACCAGAAGTTACTTTATAAATAAAAAAATAGAAATGGCAGGATTTATAGATCCCATACAACCAAATAGTGCATTCGGAACGATACTGAGAAGTCTTTCTCAGATATCTAGGTTTGGTATGAAGTACGAGGATATGGTTGTTAGGAATTCACAGGCCATAGGTAAAACCGAATCTGAATTCTTCAATGAGCAGGGAACAGGATTTACAGAAAGTGATGCTTTTTATTGGACGGTTTCTCATTCTGATACGAAGGTAAGAAAGTACATAGCTTATTTTGATAAGGATTACATAGACAAAAGAAACTTTCTTAGGAAGTTTTCGCTAAACGGTGAGATTGAGTTTATACTCGATACGGTAACTGATGAAGCTGTGGTTTACGACGAGAAGAATTATTTTGCATATCCTGAGATCAAGAATTTGGACGTAAGCGATAAGGTAAAAGATAAACTGATGGAGAATTTTTACCGGATCTATCATCTTTTCAATTTTCAGGAAAGTATATTAGCTTGGCAGGTATTTAGGCAGCTCCTAATTGATGGGTTTCTAGCTTATGAGATAATCTACGATAGCAGAGGCAAGCAAGTCATTGGATTTAAAGAACTCGATGCAACATCACTTCAGCCTATGGTTGAAAAAGTTGGCGAAAATGATTTTCAGCAGGTTTGGGTTCAGTATCCAAAGAATCCCCAGATGACAAGAAAGCTTAAGAATGAGCAGGTTATCTACATATCATATGCTAAAGGTAATTCAATTTCCAGGGTAAGTTATGTTGAGAGATTAGTTAGATCCTATAACATCCTGAAAATAATGGAGAACAGTAGGATTATATGGAATGTCATGAACGCTTCATATAGATTGAAGTTTGTTATACCTATAGGTACACAGTCACCACAAAAGGCCATGCAAACGCTAGGACAAATAATGTCTTATCATAAAGAGGAGATATCTATAAACGACAATTCAGGGGAATTGACTGTTAACGGAAGACCAAAAATTCAGTTCTATAAAAACTATCTTTTCCCTGAGAAGGATGGTGTTTCCCCTACCATAGAAACACTAAATGCAGCTGGACCTGATTTTAATATCATGGACAACGTGCTTTACTTCTTCAATAAACTAAAGCAAGATTCTAAAATACCGTATGCGAGATTTGCTTATAGAGGTGGAACACCTGCAAACAACCAAATTAGCATTGATTCTTTAGAAAGAGATGAGATAAGGTTCGAGAAGTTTCTTTCCAGATTGAGATCGATTTATCAGGAAATCATAGTTAAGCCTCTTTATATACAAATGTGTCTTGATTATCCTGAGCTTGTAAAAGATAGAAGCTTTAAAACTAATCTTGGAATTAATTTCGTAAGGGAAAGCGAATTCAACGATCTGGTTGAACTTGCTAATCTAGTTAAAAGAGGGGATTTTATAAAATCTCTTGCTGACATGAAAGTTAAAGTTGGTGAAGAAGAGCAGCCTTATTTTGATAAAGATTTCCTTGTTCAGAGATTTTTAGGTCTAACACCGGAGCAGATAGAGGGCAATGCTTCATACAAAGAGCTCGAAGCTAAATCTGCTAAAAAGGAAAGCTCTACTAGCGGAGCTGAGGGCGAGGCAGCTCCAGCGGAAGAAGAAGCGGCAGCTCCAGCGGAAGAAGAAGCGGCAGCACCCGCTGAGGAAAAGACTGCATAGTCCAGCCTAACACTCTAATACGTAATTACATTTATCATTCTCCATAAACCGTCGGAATACCTACGGTTTTTTTATTTATATTTGTATTATAACTAAATAGAAGTAAAATGATTAAAGAACTAAGAATCTTAAAGGAATTAGAGGAACTTACTGGAGAGGGATCACAGAAGAAAAAGCAGGAGATAATCAAACAAAATTGGACCTCTGAATTAGCTTACGTTTTTGACGTGTGCTTCAATCCATTTGTTACTACCAAGCTACATAAGCTTAATTTTTCAGAGGATCCGAGCGATTCTTTTGGACTGGATAACTTCAAAGAGCTCGTTGAAAAATTAAAATCAGCTCCTGCAGCTAATAATTCTATAAGGTTAGAAGCTAATCAGATGGTAAACACCAGAATTACCGATGATAGTGACGACGCTGACCTTAGAAAGATTCTAATGAAGGTGCTAACCAAGAGAATGAACGTTGGCGTTGGTGCGAAGCTGATCAACAAGGCTATTGGTAGAGAGGTGATACCTGATCCATCCGTTATGTTAGCAACCGACGACCAAGATTCGCTTCTAAGCTGGGATAAGATCTATTGTGAGGAAAAGTATGATGGCGTAAGAGTAATAGCTATTTATAAGGAAGGTGGATTTAGTTACTTTACCAGAGCTTTTAATGAACTTGATGCAGATAAGCTGCACAAGATTACATTTTCTCTTAAACAGATAATGAACTTTTCAGGATTGAAAGGCTCTTGGTTCTTTGATGGTGAATTAACAGATCACAATAGGAAATCAGTAAGTGGTAAGGTTACGCAGATACTAAAGGGGACTGCCCCTGACAATATTGGGGACAGTATTATATTTAATGTATTTGATCTTGAAGAATATGATACGCTAAGAGCCGGTGTAGGTATCATACCTTACTCAGTAAGAAGACAGACGCTAGAATCTGTTATGAAAAACGTCGAAGAGAGTGAGCCAGTGAAATTAGCTACAATGCGGGAACTTGAAGATCCCTCTCAGATTGCTTCGGTATACCAAAAAATAGTGGATGCAGGGGGAGAGGGAGTTATATGCAAGAATGATCATCTGTACGAATGTAAAAGATCAAAAAGCTGGGTGAAATTCAAGGAGGTTAACGAATGTGATCTTGTCATCCGTGGATGGTACGCAGGAGAGGGTAAAAGGGAGGGCTTCATAGGTGGACTTGTATGCACGGACCTATCTGAAACCTTGCATGTTAAAATAGGATCAGGTTTTACCGACGAGGACCTTAAATCATTGAGTGCTAACCCAGATGCCCTTCGAGGGAAGATATGTGCTGTGCAATACAACGTTACAATTACTGACAAGTTTGATAATAGATCACTATTTTTGCCTAGATTCGTAGAGATAAGAAACGATAAGTCAGAGGCTGATGATTTATCATCCAAATTTTGAGAAACAGTTTCGTTAATTTCTAATATAATACAATATGATGCAGGAATTATTAACAGAGAAATTAAGGCCCAAGGAAATTAGGCATATGATATTGCCTCAGAGAATAAGAAAGATCTTTGAGACTAACGGGCTCAATCATAATGTTCTTTTATCGGGTAGCCCTGGTAGCGGTAAGACCACGCTTGCTAAAATATTAGCAGCACCCTACCCGCACCTTTTTATAAATGTTTCGGATGAGAGTTCTGTTGAGACGATACGTACTAAAATTAATGATTTTTGTTCAACAATGTCGATTATGGACGGTGCTTCTTCAAAGAAAGTGGTTGTATTGGATGAGTTCGACGGTGCATCAGATCAGTTCTATAAGGCTTTAAGAGGAACTGTAGAGAAGTTTGCATCTAATACAAGATTCATTGCTACTTGTAACTGGATCAACAAGGTTCCTGATGCAATTCAGAGCAGATTTGAGGTGATTGACTTTGATCCTGTTTCTTCAGAGGAGGAGAACGAAGTAAAATCAGAATGGAGAAAGAGAATAAACCTTATCCTGAATAAGGTTTCTATTGAAATAGACGAAGAATCTCTTCTGGAATTTGAAAGAAACTTCTATCCTGATTTGAGATCCTCCCTTAACAAGATCCAAACCTGGATGCTAGAGGGAACTAATAAGGTTGATCTAGCAAAAGTTAGAGAAATAGGATGGAGTTACGAGTCACTCTACAATTTACTTTTTTCTCCACCGGACCCAATTGGTAACTATCAGAACTTAGTTGGAGAATATAACGGAAAGACCGACGACATAATGAGTGCCTTAGGAGATGAATTCGTACAGTGGGTTATTAAAAACAAAAAATCACATTCTAAGATTATCCCTGGTGTGATAGTTCTAGTGGCTGAACATCAGGCACAAAGACTTCAGGTTATCGACCCGATGGTTTCTCTTCTTTCCCTATTTTTCCAGATACAAAAACTTATACAGCCATGAAAGAATTAGCAGAAGTTATTAATAGAAACGGATACATCTATAAACAATTAAAGAGGACGGATAAAGCTGCCATGTATTCTCAATCTGATGCGGAAGATCTGGAAGCAGATTTCAAGGCGTTTGAGGTTTTTAAGATAAAAATAGGAAAAGCTAAGGTTGTTTTTGGAGTCGAATTACCAGAAAAGGAAAAGTTCCCGAGCGACGAGGATTTTGGTAAATGGGCTTGGACGTATACCGACTACGAGAAAGCTATTGATAGATTCAATAAAATAGAGAACGGAATAGAAGACGATGAAGACAATGAGTAAAAAAAGAGTTATAATAGCAGGAAAGGGAGCTTCTGGCAAGGACCACTTGAGAAAGATGATGGTTGAGGAGGGCTTCAATTATTGTGTTTCACATACAACTAGACCTATAAGATCTGACGAGGAAGAGGGCATAGATTACTATTTCATAAAGGAGTCCGATGCTTATGGGATGATACTGGAAGATCTTTTTTTGGAGCACACCATATTTAATGGATGGGTTTACGGAACGAGTAAATCGGAGTTTCACAAATCTAATTTATTTATAATGACACCTTCTGGAATTTCTCAGTTATCACCTGAAGACAGAAGCGAGTCCATTATTCTCTATGTTGACATCGACGAGAATATAAGAAGAGATAGAATGTCTATGAGAAGAGATGCAGACGACGTTGACCGTAGAATAAAGGCAGACGAGAAAGACTTCTTGAATTTTATAGATTACGATTCCTCTATAACTGATCCTGCATTTAACAGGATACCGAAGGAACTATATAGTGTATTGAAAAAAATAGAACAGAATGATTAATATTTGTGTTGACGGAAATTACATATTCCACAAAACCTTTGGGGTTTTTGCTGGTTATGGCAATGTGGATCCTGGTAAGGTTTTTTCTAAAAAATCAGACCAGACTATGTTTATTAGAAAAGTAGCGACTGACTTGTGCTCCTCATTAAACAATTTGCCTTCAGGTGGAAGACTTATTTTTACAGCCGATAGCAAAAGCTGGAGAAGAGAAATTGAGATTGAAAATGGCGGATATAAGTCAAATAGAACAAAGGATGAGAATGTCGATTGGACTATTTTCTTCGATCTTATGGATTCTTTTGGTCGCCAACTGGAGAAAATGGGATTCATTTATTCTAAAGTATCCGGAGCGGAGGGTGACGACCTTCTCTATATGTGGTCGAAGTACTTTAATAATAACGGAGAAGATTGTATAGTGGTATCTGGTGATAAAGATTTACATCAGCTAGCTAGATTTGAAGGATCGAATTGGACTATAACGTGGAATAGCAACAATAAAAAGAATATAGTAACTACTCCTATCGGATGGAAGTCCAATTGGTTGGAAAAAGAGGAGGAAGCTAGCATTTTTAATATGGGTTCTGTTATATCACCGGATAAGGGTAAATTAAAGACGCTGCTTTCCAAGTGCGAATTAAACGAGGTTGATCGTGAATTTTTCGTTCTGAATAAGATGTTTGTGGGTGATAAAGGTGATGCGGTACCATCTGTTTGGGAAATCCCGCAGAATGGCAAGAAAATGGGGTTCACGCCTAGAAAAAGCGAGTCTTTAATAGAAGCGATGAACACATCAGAGCAATGGAAGAATATACAGCCAAAAGAGCTACTAAATAGCAATGAATTTCTCAATTGGGCTTCTGGATTTATATTGAGAACCATGAAGGATGTGGACTCCTCAGAGAATAGAAATAAGGTCTCTGATAACATCAGAAGAAATTACAAGCTCATGTGGCTGGATGATACAGTATTTCCTGATAAAGTTGTTTCTGATTCAGAAGCGGAGATAGAAAGAGGAATTTCACTAGAAAGAAAATCAATAACATTAGACAGAATAAAAATACTAGAAGGTACAAATTGGATATCGCCTAATTACAGCCCATCCTCATTTGATCCTTTTGCAAATCTATAAAGATGGAACTTTTTGACGTAGTAAAGAAAATATTCGAAAAAAAAGAGTCAAAGTGGGCTGATGTAGCTAAGGTAGACAAGAACAGGAATTTTTTCATGCTCAATAGAATAATGTCCATTCAATTTCCGGTTCAAGCTAATCAGTTTAATAAATTAAAGATAACACCACATACTGTTATAGATTGGTGGCATGATACATTGAGTCCTAGATTTACCTCCCCTCCTAAATGGATCTACACAAAGACCAAAAAATCTTCTGAGAAAAAAGATAGCTCTAAAAAGGATCACAATTTTGAGGATGCTGAGAAGTTCATAAGAGAAAAATTCGAGGTTTCTAAAAGGGATCTTGATCAGATTAAGAAGTTCTATCCAGATAGATATAATGCTTGGCTATCCTCCGTATCGGATCAATTGGGTGTCAAGAGTAAGTAAATATATAGAGGATACACTATAATTATGAGGAAAGAGCATTCAAAACTTATCGATAAAGTTATATCCAGTTTAGATTGGGATTCTATTTTTGAGGTCTATAAGGCATTCAAAATGGGAATAGGCGAGGGTAGCAACGTTATACCTGGCATTAAAAGAAAACCTTTTAGCGATTCTCTTACCAAGAATGACATAAAGGGAGAGCTTAAGACTATACTAAAACAGGTAATAGACGGAGATATATCCGACATAACATACGGTCCTTGGATCATAAACTGGGACAATGGCGACTGGGAGCCTGTTGAGGATGAGATGGACGAGGATATCGATGACCAGGAGGAGGAAAATATTGAAGATCCTAATATAGTAAATTCAAGGCTTGAGGTTATCTATGCACCTCAACGAATAGCCCTTATAATTAACTCATTAAAGGATGAACAACCCGAGGGAGAACTCAATGACTCTTATTTAATAGAGAGCTTGATGCAGAAAGCTATTAAGAATGAGGATTATGAACTAGCTTCTAAATTCAGGGACATTTTGAAGCATCAGGATAAAGAACAAAGTTCTGATATATAGTAGGTGAAATATATTAAATCAATAAACGAATTTGACACAGGTACCCCGTTTGGTGATACCTATGGATACGGCGGGGCAAATGGTGTTTTTAAAATAAACTATAAGCCATTTTCTGATCTTTCTATAGAAGTTGGCCCGGATCCCAATGTGCCTAGATCTATAAAGGGATCTGAATTTCAGGTTGGTGATTTCGTTGTAGCTGAGCCTATTAACTCTAAGAGCAAAAAGAATAAAAAGATTGGTATAATAGTTAGAGCTCAAAAAACACCAGACTCAAAGGGATTTAGATATTTCATACAGGTTTTCAATATAGGGAAGCTTACTGAGAAAGTAATAGAGGTCAAGCCTAATGCTATACAATTTATAGACCAAGGTGATAAAGGACACCAGGATTTACTTTCCAAATACAAGATCGCTCAGCTTCCTGGTAAAGCATTCAATTCTCCTACCGTTTACAACGATGCCGATCTTGGTCTTTCTACCGTAGGTGGATAACGGAACTTAAGTCATTTCCTTTAGTATAATAATAAAAAGGAATGATTTCTTTAGACAAGTCTAATTTAGGGTACATCGGTCTCCCGAAGAAAATAAAAGGAAACGGACAGGTTAAAATAAAATCTGTTTATGATTTTCTTAAGCTAGTTAGAGATTCGATTGTTTATAATTCAAATCTAGGACTTAACATATTATGTCTGGATATAAGCGAATTTGATAATCCGGAACTGTTCGTTGATTTTAGTTTTGACGAGGAGGATCCTAAAATTTCAGGAATATTATCTAGTATACACGAGATTTCTAATATTAATAAATTTAGGACCTGCTTTATAATACCGAAGGAATATTTTTTGGCTAGTCAACTAGACGGGGTTCCTGATAAAACAATAACACTTCTGGAGAGCCTAGGGTCCATATTAGATGTGCTGGGCCAGAAGGGGAGATCGATAATAGTTAGAATAGGAAGTGCATATGGAAACAGGAAGGAGACTATAGAGAGATTTTCAGTTAAGTTTGATTTAATATCTAAGCAAACCCAGAAGAGAATATCGGTAGTTAACGACGATAAACCCAGCCTTTTTTCAGTAACGGAACTCATATCAGGTTGCTATTATAAATCGGATGTACCGGTATCTTTTAGATTTCTTAATCATTTATTCAATGACGGAGGTCTTAGTACAAGGGAGGCTTTGTTTCTTAGCTGCTCCACATGGAAGTTCGGCAGTAATCCAATTATGATCCATGCAGAGTCTGAGAGCGAGGATGAAAACGGATTTCCTGTTAATTCCAAGCCTTCCGGAAGATTGTCTAAAAGAATACCAACATTTGGTCTTTCTGTCGATGTTATAATAGATTCACCAGAGAAGGAATTTTGCTGCATTAATTATCTAAAGGACTTTAAGTCACTACCACCATTTGTATTTAATAAGAGAAAATAATGATCAATAAAGAAGTAAAAGAAAAAGCTCTGTATTTTGATGTAGAAACTGCGTCTTGTTTCGAAAGTCTAGAAGCATTAAACGAGAGAAATCCGAGATTGGGTGAACTATGGGGTAAGAGAGCTAATTTCTATAGAAATTCTTACAAAGAATTGTCAGATATGAATGACGGTGAGATATTCGCTGAAAAATCTGCTCTGGAGGCTGAATTTTCAAGAATTGTGTGTGTTTCCTTCGGTAGCTTTAATGATGATGGTACGATAAGGACAACA